CCCCGCCGCGATCACGTCAGGCGAGGTCAGCATCGCGACGATCGGCGACGGGGACGACTCTGCTGCGAGCATGGCTACCTCAGCCGGCCAGGTCGGAGGCGTGGCGCGGGGCGTAGCCCTCGACCTCGGCCGATGCCACTGCGCGGTCGGTCTCCTCGGGCAGGGAGAACGACTTCAGGGCCGAAGCCAGGGCGGCCGCACCGGCGATGCCCAGGGCGCCCTTCCAGTCCAGACCGAAGAGCGAGGTGCCGACACCGAAGGCGCCCACGAGGGACTGCGCAAAGGTGGAGATGGCGCGCTCGGCCAGGCCCTCCCAGAACGTCGCGGTTGCGTACTTCACATGTTCTCCTTCCATAGGTAAGGGCGGGGACCCTCGTGAGTCCCCGCCCTTAGTGTATCCCTATGAGTCTGTGAAGGTTCAATAGGTCACGACGATGTCACGACCTCACCACAGCCGGCGGGATCCCGCCTTGGAGTTGTTGAGTGCCCGCTGGAGAGCGCCGATCGTGGCGGTGCCGGGCTCGCCGTCGACCCAGTCGGCGAAGTCCCAGCCGTCGGGCAGGTACTCCTTGTGCCAGGCCATGATAAGGAACTGCAGTGTGCGCCACGTGGCGGGCCCGAGGACGCCGTCCTCGGCCAGGCGGGAGGCGTCGTTCAGCGCCGTCTGAGTGTCGGACGGCACGGCCGCGTTCAGGAACGCCTGGAGGCGGGCGATGGCGGGCGAGCCGCCCTCGTCCAGGACGCCGTCGATCGAGGTGCCCATGACCTGCTGCAGCCGCCCGATCGTCGCGATGCCGAAGACGCCGTTGCAGACGAGCTCCGACTGCCCGTCGCTCTTGTTCTTCTTCCCGGTGTAGGGGCTCGTCGACGGGGAGGACGCTGCCGAGGCGGGGGCGGGTGCTGAGGTGACGGCTCCGCCGTTGATCATCCGGTCCCACGCGCTGCGGTCACGCAGGCGGTTCAGGTCGAGCGTGCCCGAGTAGCCTGGCAGGCTGCCGTCCTCCGTGTACTGGTGGATGAGCGGCTGGCCCCAGTAGGAGACGTCCGGCACCGCCGGGTCCGAGTAGGGGCGGCCGTAGTCCGAGTAGTCCGGACCGCCGGCGTACCAGAGCGGGTACTGGGAGGCCACAGCAGACCAGTCGTATCCGTTGACGGCGCTGCCGTTCATGTAGATGCCCGGTGTGGAGCCCGTCAGGGACTTCACGGTGTCCAGGAAGGCCTTCGCCCAGCCCGGCCCCTGCGGCACCGCGTTGTCCTCCCAGTCGAG